CTTCATCTTTAGCTAAAAGAATTATATGATTATTTTTATTTCTTTTTCTCTTTCCTTTCTCATCTTCTTCTACAAGCTTATCTACTACATACCCTTCCATTCCCAATAAAGGCTTAATTCCTCTTTTAAGACAAGCTCTCTGAAAAGCAAAAGTTCCAGACATATTTCCGTGGTCTGTTATAGCACAAGCTGTATGACCATGCAGTTTTGCTTGTTCTGCTATTTCATCTGGTGTAGATATAGCATCATAAACTGAATATACTGTATGCACATGAAGATGTGTAAAGTTCTCCATTTTTACTCCTTATATTAAAATTATAACATAGAATTAAAGCTAAGTCAATATATTATAAGAAATTATCAATAATCTATTAAGTTTTGTATTCTCTTTTCAAGCGGAATACTTTTATTAAAGAATACAGCGTCAGCTCCCTTAGCTATACAATCCCAGCATTTATCAATAAACTCTTGAGGATAGACTTCATTAAGAAAATAATATTTCAATAATATATGAAAGCTATCTTTTCTACAAGAACAGCCACAAGATAGCTTATCAAGTTTTACTCCATATTTTGCTGAGTTCTTTTTGTTCAAAAACATCTGCAATCTTCCAGCACCTACACAACTATAATAATAGTCTAAGGCATTCTTCTCTTTTAAGAATTTTAATCTCTCTGCTTTATTTGCTTTAATTATAGGTAAGAAATGAAAGTTTTTATAAACTTCGCTTGCTCCTTCCATAAATAAAGAAGTGAATTCTCCTATATCAGAAAAGTTTGTGTCTGGAACTGCGTCTTCTATTTGAAGTCTTAAATCATCTCCAGAAGAAATATTGTTTATTCCATTTTCAGCAGCATAATCCAACATCATAGAATAAAAGACTTCGTTCTTAAATGGATTTTCTTTCCAATATTTTTTATATTCTCCAGCGTCTTTAATCGGAGACATAGAAGCTTCTATTAACTCAAAACCAAAGTCTTTAGCAAAGTTCTTAGCTGCTTTATACTCTTGCCCATTAGAATAAAAGTTCATATTTTTAACATGAAATAATCTAACTGCATATCCTCTATCTCTAAGCTTTAATGCTTGATAAACTGAATCTAATCCACCACTAAAAGCTAAAAGAACTACCATACTATTAGGCAATTCAATAGGCTCAAGAGTCTTTACAGTTTCAAAGTTTGTAATTTGATTAAAACCATTATATACAAACTTTACTGACTCTAACATGCATTCTTCTACTGTTATATTAGTATCAAACTCTTTTTTATTAAAATTGTCATATAAGTCTTTTACAACATTAAACAACTTAGGCTGCTTAATAGGTATTTCATATTTAATAGCTTTACTAATTATTTCCATTCTTTTTTCCTTATTCAATTACTACAATTTTTTCTGAATTAAAAGATGCTTTAGTAAGTTTTCCTTTTCTTGCTCCTATATAATTTGTGTTTTCAAACTCTCCTTTAACATATTTTTCAAATTTGTCTATTTTATTGTCTACTACAATAACATATTTCTTACATTTATAATTGTCAATCAAAGCTTCTATCCATTCATCACAAGTTTTAGTTGATGATATTTTCTCACCTTTAGAATTTTTCCATTCTTCTATCTTTTCATAAGGTGGACAAGTCATTAAACAATCATATTCACCTTTAACAGCGAGAGCGTCTGCTACTGCTAAATCTACTGTAGGATTTGTAGAAATATTCTCTTTAACAAAATTCCAACAATTTTTATCTTCTTCTATGGTAAGGTCATTAATGTCCCTACCAATATAATTCTTTCCACAGCATACAGCTCCAATCATTCTTCCAGAATATCCAGCTGTAGGGTCAAATATTGTATCAAACTCATCTAAATAAGCTTTAATTAAAGATTTAGCTGCTGCTGGCTTAAATATAGAAACTCTTGGAGCAAACATTCCAGTCGTTAATCCTATTCCATAAATAAACTCTGGAACTTCTCCTTTCCAAAGGAGCTTATTTTTTTCTTCGCTTTCTTTGAAATAATCAGAACACTTTAATCTATTCTTATAAAACTTTTTAAACATAGTTGGATTCTTTTTTAATTGACACCAAAATTCATAAGGTGAAAGCTTTCCTTTTTTGTTAGCATATCTTAAAGAAGGGTGGAAATAAGCAAGCAAACTAGAGTTTGCTTTCCAACTTAATTCTTTAGTTTCCAAAGAAAAAAGTTCATTTTTCATTTTTTCTTCTGAAACTTCATGTTCTCTTGTCTTAGGAAAATCTATTGATTGTATTTTATTATATTCTCTTTCCCAGTATTTATCTACAAGTTCTAAAGCCTGTTCTTCTGTTAAATTCATTCTCAGCTCCTTTGTTAAATTATAGCATTTTAAAGAATTTATGTCAATAAAAAAAAAGAGTAGGTATTTTCCTACTCTTTTTATTTTTAACTCCAAGAGGGAGCTATTTCTACAGCCGTTCCATGATAATATATAGTTCCTAAAATATTTATATTGTTTACCAATACTTTAGAATTTATACCAGACGAAATATCTATATCAGATGAACCGTTTGTATTTCTGATATAATATTTGCTGTTAAGTGTTATTATATCATCATCAATTGTTATCATTTGTTCCTCCTAAATTTAACTTAGAAGCCTTTGTTTGTCCCCAAATATTTAGGAGTCCACTTTTCAACTTTATCAAGCTGGTATCTTTCGTCAAACTCCATAGGAAGTCCTTCAAGCTTATTATATTCATTCCAATAAACTTTAGCCCATTTACATTGAAGTTTTGTAATCTCACAAATATGAGTAGTTCTTACAAAATCTCCATATTCAGCATAGCAGCCACCAATACAATACGAGCAAGCAGATTCATATTCACAAGTTTTGCACTTATCTTCTTTTGTGCAATTCTTTTTCTTAGAATCTTCACAAACTTCCGTAAACTTCTCTGGATGATTAAATCCATTAATTGTGTCACCAGTAACCATTTTGTCTTTCAAATGAGCTGGCTGTGTATGAGGTGTCCATCTAAAACATGGATAAATCTTACCATTAATACCCAAACAAGGCATACAACCAGAACCGCAATGACTTTCTTCAAGTTCTTCTGGAGTTAAAGCTTTATGAAGGGCGAATTGAGTTTTATCTATCATAGACCAATATAATTCATGCCTATGCTTTAATACATATTCTACACATTTTCTCATCTGCTCATCAAACAGTATATAATCATCTGCTGTTAAATGAGCATCTTCCATAATAAAGTTTTGATTTATATAAATTATGTTCATTTTTTCAAACATATAAACCAAACTCTCGTATATATATGGAATACTACATTTTGCCAATGTAGATTTAGTAGCATGAGCCGTAATCTCAAAAGTTTTTTGATACCAGTCCCACCATTTAAGAATAGTAGACATTGAGCCTACTTCCTTACCTCCAGTAAGTTCTGGATTGAAGATTCTATTCATATCATGAATAGTTGGGCATCCATCAATAGACACCCCTAACGACAAAACATGCTTATACTTTTCACAAAAATCTCTTACTTCTTTCTTTTCAAAAAGAGTTCCATTAGAACTTAAAGACAGTCTCCAATTATTTCTCCAACGCTCAACTGGAAGCTCTTTTGTAGTATTAAGTTTAAAAATGAAATACTTAATTACTTTATCAAGTAAATCTACATTCGTTAAACTATCACCACCAATAAAGTCAAGATTAAGTCCCTGCCTAAAAAAAGATTTATCTTTGGATGCATTATGCTTTGTAAACGATTTATTAATAACATCTTTCATTTGTTTTGAAAGAATTAAATCAATAAAATCGTAACATTTTTGCAAATCTATATCTTTTCTTTTTTTATCAATTTCGTAGCAATATTTACACCTTAAATTACAGTCTTCTGTTGTGTTTATAGTGCAGTTTAAACCGTCAAATTGCTTTAATTCATTAATCATTTATAAACTCTCAAATAAGATTATTCTTTTCCTTTATAATAAGATGCAATTTCCAAGCTACTTGAACATGAAGCTAAACAACTTGAATCGCAGCCATTTTTACATAAACTACTAGAGCATGAAGTATAGCAAGTGCCACTGCAACCGCCGCTACATCCACCAGTGCAACCGCCGCTACATCCACCAGTGCAACCGCCGCTACAGCCAGATTCACATTTGCCGCTACAGCCATTGTTGCAACTGCTATTGCAATTTCTTTCACAATTGCCGCCACAGCCACTACTATGTTCGTTGTCTCTGCATCCGTTGAGACAACCGCTACTACAGTTACTACTACAGTTACTACTACAACTGTCACCACAGTTACTACTACAACTGCCGCAACTACTTCCGCAATCGCCGCTGCATCCACCACAACCACCAGTGCAACTACTATAGCAGCTACTTCCGCATCCAACACATCTATATTCTGTTATATCTTCTTTTACTTGTAATAGAAAAGCGAATTGTTCTGCTTTAATAGTAGAACCACTCTTAGGCAAGCCTGATGTGTCATAAGTTATTGAACCTTTTATAGCATTTAGAAAAGCCATAAAATCTTCGGCATACATAGGAATACCTTGCAATGCCGAAGTGCTAGTAGAACTGTTTATAGTTATTCCACTTTTTGGTAAATAAACACTTGAAACACCAGTATAAGAAGATGTTGCACTTAAAATATTTTTGCAAAGTTTTATAAACATGTCACTACTAACATTCATATACTTAAATCCTAATTATGTTCATGAATACAAAGTTTGCCATCTTCTATAACCAAGTGATTAATATCTTCTTTACTAATATTATATTTTTTAGCAAGAGAAGAATAAAGTGTATAAAATAAAAACTCGGCTGTAGCCATTTCATGATAAGCAGCTCTAAAATATTCAAATACCTGACCTTCTTCTTTAAAAAGAGAAAAATCAATACTATCGCTTCTTAGAGCTTGACGAGCTGTATTTCTAATATTATTAGCATAATAGAAATCAGAAATTTCATCTTCTGTCAAGTCTGCTACTATCGTCAATTTTTTCCCACAATTTGGACACTTCATAAATACTCCTAAAAAATAAATATATAATTAACTTAGAAAAAGTTAATCTTTAACTATTGTCGCTTCCGTCTTCTGAACTATCAATCTCAAGAAGCTCACTAGAAACAATCTTTTTAACCAATTCACTAACACCTTCAATAAACTGTTTACGCTGATATTCATCTAAAGGTGTAAATGTTGCAACTACTTTATTAAGTAAATTGCCAAATGTTAAATACTTATCACTTACATAGTCTTTAAGCTCATACTCACTCAAATCTGGTAGAACTGTTTCAAAGGCTTCTGTAAGAACTTTCTTAATATATAAAAATTCAATATCTGCAAATTTAACAGTATCGTTAATACAAATAGTTTGAGTTTTTTGATTAATAATATAATCAGCGATTACTTTAACCTTATCTGTTATATATCCTTGTGGCTGTTCGCCTTTTTTAAACTGAAAATAATGATAAGTTCTTTCGCTATCAAGATACTGTTCGGTAAGCAAATTATAATAAGTATAAATATACTGATTATAATTTCTGTTTGTTCTGAATGGAGTTATAGAATCTTTAATTTGATTCCTAAAAGTCCTTGCTACTAAATCCACCGTTGTCTTAGACATTGGCGTCATAGTATGAGGTATTTTAACAAACATATCATTAGGATTTGGAAGCTGTATGCCCAAATGGTCTGCTATAATCTTTTGAGTTCCATATTCGACCTGTTTAAACATAGTATTCTGTCCACTATCTGTTTTAAACGATAGCTTAGGGATTCCTTTTTCAAAAAAATCGCTTGCTTCCATAGGAGCTGTAGGATAGAAATCATCGTTAGAATAGATAAAATTATTCGCTAATCCTTCTATGTTTCCCAAGAACATTTCAATAGTTGTGCTATTGAAAGTTGGCAAAAATTCCTTTGGGATTATATCCTTATGTAAAACTATATGGACTTTAGATGTATCTAACCATGTTGGTATTTGTTCTGGATTAGAAACAATCATGTGTATCTTTCTAATCCATGGCATATACTTTTCGATACCTCTAAATAAATATCTTAAAAGCTCCCAATCTCTAAACCTCACAGTGTTCATTTCTGTGGGCAAATTTAATTCTCTTCTTTTTTCTATATAAGCATTCTGCCAAATAGGGTCTTTGTTGTCTACGAAAGGAAATACAAAGTCTATATCACTCATTAAGCTACCTCTCTAATTTATCTTTTATCAAGAGAAGAAATCATTTCTTCTAATTCTTCTTCAACTGGTCTAACTAATATTCTTTTCTTTTCACGTGGTTTTTTCTCCTCTATTTTAGGTTCTTCAACAGTTTCTTCAATAGGTTGTATATCTTCAACCTTTAATACATCTTTAGTCAAACCAACTTTCTTTTTAGAAGTTGATTTCTTAGATTTTTTTTTAGTAGCTTCTTTAAGCTGTTCAAGTTCTGCTACTGCTTGATTATATTTTTCTTCAAAAACCTTTTTTTCTTCTATCTCGCTAGAAAGATTTTCATTAAGAGATTTAAGATTTTCATTTTCTTTCTTAAATTGCTCAAGTTCCAAAGATAATTGAGTGTATTTCTTTTCGAGGTCTTTTTCTTTTATTCCAGCTTTAACCTCTTTAATAATACTATTAATATCTCCATTCATATACTTAACACACTTTTCAGCTTTTCTCTGAAATTCGTCATGCGAAAGTATATTAGTTTTTCTATAAGTATCATAAACTTTAAGCAAAAATTTATCGATATTAAAATCGCTCCAATCAATATATTCGCTAAACTGTGAAAGAAGTTTTCTTGTAATAACTGGTCTTGGAGTTAGCTTAGCAATGATAATCTCTTGAATTATACCAAATATAAAAATCAAGACCATCATCATTTTTTCTGAAACTGCCATACCACCAGCTGTTTCTGGAATTCTCATATAAGTAGCTAGCAAAGTAAATATTTTTGAAGAACTACCAACATCTCCAGTGTCAGTTTGCCATTGACTAATAGAAGCTTGCAATCTTGCTATTGCTGTTTGAACATTAACGGTATTTCCATTTTCATCAAAGAAACTAATAAGAGTTCCGTTTGGTGTTTTGTATTCTTTCTCTGCAATAGCCTTAATTTCTTCAATTATTTTTTCTTTATCGTAATCTACTGCTTCACTATAAACATCTGTAGCACCGTTTAAATCATTAAGTTTACTTACGGAAGTTTGAGCCCTTCCATACATGATTTCGCTAAGTGTTGTTTTAGTCATGAAGTCAATGTTGTTTTCATTAACTCCAGGTGTCTTTCTATTTACTTCTGTTCTAAGTTGTTTTTTTAAAGTATTCTTTTCTTCATCAGATAAAGTTGAACTATCTATTTCGTCTCTCTTTTGCTGATATTCTTGTATTCTAGCCCAAGCTGTTTCTATTTCATCTTTAATAAGGTCTGCTGCTTCTTTCTTGTTAGAAATACCATCTTTTCCAGCATTTTTTCTTTCTTCTATGCTTTTGTCATAAGAATTACTTAAAGCAATTAATTTGTCAGCATCTTTAGACTGATTATTAATTGTCTGTTCCATTGTTCTTATTCCATTACCAATAGTAATAACAGACAAGCTCAAAGAAGTAACAATAGAAACGGCAATCAAAAACTTATGTATTACATTAAAGCCAAACTTAGCTTTGTTAAATCTTAAAGCCCAAGAATAGCCTTGCGAGCTTAATTGGTTTTGCAATTCATTAGTTAAAGAAATTTGCATAGCAAAGAAAAACTTAGCCATAGAAAAGCCTATAGACATTAAAGACAAAATCACCGAAGCTGGTGCTAAAAAACTAAAAAACGGATAGTTTGATTTTGATAATCCACTAAAAAATACTATATCAATAAAAGCAGAAATTAAAGACAAAACCAAACAAGTTGTAAGTTTGCCATTAATCAATATTTCCGTAGTGTCAAGCTTATTCTCTTTTTTCCAAAAAAACTTCATACTTCCTCTTTTATGGACTAAAAAAAAATTAGTCCATAGTTAACTTTAAATACTTAGTCATTGTTTCTGTCAAGAACGCCTATTCTTTCTTCAACATTCAGAAATCGTATTCCTATTTTGCCGACATATAAACCTATTTGACCAATAAGTTCTTCTTTTTGGTCAGCTACAGATGAGCTACAAATAATTTCAAGCTGATTCAGATATTGTTCTATCTGACGACACTGTTCTTTAAGATAGTTCAATTTCTCCATTTCTTCTGTCGTAGGTCTAGCCATATATACCTCCTATTTAAATAATTCCTTTTTACCATCGGTAATAGTCATTTTATTATAATCAATCTGAAAGTCAAGAATACTGCCAGATTTTCCATTTCTGTTCTTATCAATATAAAGTCTTTGATTCGCTATGCCATCTTTTTCTCCAACTTTCTTTTCTTGAGAAGTTTGATTAATAATCAAACAATAATCTGCTGTATCAAGAACACCTCTACTTTCAGAAATATCCTTAGATGTTACCAAACCTTTAGTCCCACCTTGGTCTCCCATACCGTTTCTGTTAATCTGGACAGCTGTAAATACAGGTATATCCAATTCAAACGAAAGGTTTCTTAATTCTTCTGCTACAATCTTTGCTTTAGAATACATATCCAAAGTAGATAATCTCCTATCATTAGGAGACATAATAAGAATGTAATCAACGCAAAGATAATCTGGCTGATAACCATAAATTGTTTTTAAGTTATTAATCCAGTTAAGCAAGTCGTTGGCACATGTAATATGTGTTGGAAACTGTTTAACTCTCAATCCACCAGAAATCATACTCCATAGTTGTTTTGCTCTTTCTACTGTTAAACCATAAATTTCCTCTTGTTTCAAGTTGAAAATATTAGCATACAAACGAGTAGCCAAACGAGGTGTTGAAACCTCCATAGAAGCAAAAGCTCCTTTTTTACCTTTAAGTGTATTAGTAACGGCTGTTTGACCTAGCCAAACAGTTTTACCAATGCCTGGGACACCAGCATATACAAGAAGTTCTCCACCGGCTGGAGAACCAATTATGGATTGTATTCCTTTAGTTGCTGGAATTATATCTGATGTTTTTACTTGTTGAATAAGAGAAAGAGTTTCTTCTACATTCTCCAAGTTTGCACCCATATCTTCATCAAGTCTTATGTTAGTTGCTTCTCTAAGTCTATCAGCAAGAGCATCGAATTTTCCATTCATAATATCAAGCTGATTAAGTTTTGTTGCTTCAAAAGCTTTCATAGTTCTAATAAAAGTTAAAGCTTCATCAACATAAAACTGTAAGTCTGTTCCTAACTCTTTTCCAAAAATTTCAGAAACAGTCTTTTTATACAAGTTTATATTTTCAATATTAGTTGAAAATTGTTTCTCTGCATAACTCTCCAAAAGATTTGAAGTAGGTATTGTATTATATTTCTGAAAATGATTCCAACTAACATTTAAAATCCATTGAAGTTTTGCGTCTATAAAATAGCTTTTCTTATTTGAAGAACTTGTAGTTAAATATCCAGCTAACTTAATAAAGTATGATTTATTTTTCAGCAAGAACGCTAAGACTAATCGTTCTATAGACTGCGACGAAAACTTGATATTTGTAATTTCACTCATAAAACTATATTATCCTTATTCCTTAGAAATTTCAAAGAAAAAACTATCTGGTGCTTTTAGTAAATCCTCCAACCACATACAAGCATGATTATTATGAATAAACACTACACTGTCTTTTAAAGATGGTTCATTCAATAAAACTTCTAAAGGCAAGAAAGCAATACGCTTATGTCTATTAGTTTTAACAACTAAAAGTGGTTGTTTTTTCAAAAGCTTTGCATCCGTAGCAGACTGTGTATACCAACTAAATAAATTAGATGATTTATTAAATAAATCATAAAAGTCTATACTATTGTAAAATTTATGTTCAATACTAAACTTAAACTCTTTAGGAGTTCTAATATCTGCTACAAACAATAACTTCTGACTTTCATCAAGTATATTTGCATGGTAAGCATTCTTACCACCAGTATAGTTTCCAGAACCCATAGTTCTGGTAAAAATCTTGTTAGGAAATCTTTCAGTTAAAATTTTTACTAATTCTCTTTCTCCTGTATTTCCCTTTACTTTAGAGTTCTTCTTCCTTCTTGGTCTTTGCTTATCTGGTAATACATTTTCTAAAAATTCATTTTCTATATCATCTAACATATTGTGTCTCCTTTATTTCTTAAAATATATCATATAACAAAAAAAATAATCAAGTTTTTTTCGTTAATACTTTTAACTTCATAAGCCCCACTTATCAAGTAAACTGTATCTTCTACATTCCTTTTTTAAAATATAGTTTTTGCCAGTTTTTATAACCATATCATTTAAATCCTTACAGCCGTCTGGCACGTCAAAGATGTATATATCCAAATCTTCATAGGGACAGTAATTAAACAATTTACTTATATTAGAGTTCATTTTCTTCTTACCAGTTTCATCTTTATCTGGCACGTAAATTATTGTTTTAACCTTTTTATCAAAAAGCTTTTTTAATTGTTCTCTACCTATATCAGCAGAAAGTAAAGCTGTAGCTGGCTGGTCCACTGTAAGACTCATGGCATCAAATACACCTTCACAGATTACTACTTCTTCGTTTATATTGTCTATATTAAATAAATATTTCTTAGAATCCATTCCTTTGATGTTTAAGTATCTTAGAATGTTGTTTGGCTCTGTTGTTCTTGCAACTCCATATACTACTTTTCCATTTTCAAAAAATGGAATAAATACTCTTTTGTCATATTTGGTATTAGAGCCATCAATATAACAAATCTTCTTTATGTATGAAGAATCTATTTTTCTATTTGAAAGATAATTAAATGCTTCTTTTTCATATCCAACTAATTCGCCATTTAAATTAAACAATCTTGGTCTTACTGAACAAAAGAAATTATTTATAGCTGCATAATTGTTATCGTCTTCTTTCTTTTGTTCTTCTGTTCTAGTATCAAGATTAAAATCATAATTATCCAAAAGATAAGATATTATTTCATTATATGGCATGTTTAGATACCTTTTTATAAAAGTCAAAAAATAACCAGAGCTGTGGTCTTTATAATCTATCCACTTGCCGTTATATTTATTCATATAAAATTTTTTGTTTGTGTCTTTAACAAACGGTGAGTTCATATTATATTCTTCATCACTTTCTTTTATGTTATTAAATTCAGCAAGCATAAATTTCTGAATAAGACTTGTTGGTATCTTCATAAAAAAATTCCTTACGTTAAAACTTCGTCAATAGACTTAAATATAGGACATTTCTGAATCCCATTTCCTACATAATGTTTGTTCTTTTCTGGACAGTATATAAAATTACCATCTTTCTCTGCAATTTGGCAATATTTGCAACCACAATAAGGTGGTATATAACACTGTATCTTTCTTATACAGTTTTCTGGTCTCTCTTGGTGTTTATAGATTATTTCTACATTTTCTTTTCTATCTATTCTTTCTATAAAATTTTCTAATAAAAAACTTGAAATCAAATGTTCTATTTTATCTTTTAATAAATATCTCTTATCTGTAATATAATCTAAATATTTTTTATTAGAAACAACAAAATTAAACTTTTGTGAAAGATTTCCATCATCGTTATAAGAATATCTTATGTTCACAAAAACTTCAATATTTTTTGCTTCTTTTATTTTCTTCAAGTAAATACCCCCTTTAGAAAAGAAGAGGGTATTACCCCTCTTAATTAACTAGCCCTCGCTTACCAATGATTGTTGATAATCGTTATCGTATTTTATTAGCAAATTTCTCAAGTCAGAACACACACTCAAAAGTTCTTTCTGAACCCTTAAAATTTCTTTAAGGGTTTCTAAGGTCTCAAGATTGACTACTACATTATCCATGTTTACTCATCCTGAGTTCCATCAGCACTAACATTAGAACCTCTTATCTGGTCAATAATAGATACTGTTTTTACAGACTTTGGTTCTTTGCCTTCTGTAAGCATCTTCATGTCTTTAAAGATAGCTGTAGCGTCAGATGCTTTCTTTGAACCCATTGCAGAGGCAGCTTCAAGAGCAATCTGCTTAATTTCTTCTTTAAGTTCACTCTCTCTATCGAGAACCTCACACCATTGAGAAAAACACTTCTTGATTGTTGCAATCTGTTCTATATTCAACATAATTTATTTACTCCTTATTTTAAGCGTTGTTGTTTTCTTTTAACATTATGCTTTTTAAATATTTTTCATACTTTTTAAGAAACTTTACTGTAGCAGCCAAGCCCATCTCGTCTTTGTAAGTTTTGCTCTTTAACATTCTCTTTAGAGGATTAAGAGCTATAATGCTACCATCCTTTCTTGTATAAGAAGAAGGCTTTGAAGACCTTACCATTCCTTTTAAAAGTTTTCTTGACTTAGAAGAAAGATTCTTCTTTGCTCTGCTTTTTCTACCCATTATAAAAACCTCCAAAAATTTATTTATTATACTGTAAGGCTTTATCGCCTTACACAAAAATTATACTACAAAAAAATATTTTGTCAAACTTTTACAGTCTCAACAACTTTGTTCCATACACTAAGGAACGTATAAGCAAGATTTATAGCGTTATCGCTTATCTTCTCAAAATCTTCTTTCTTTACTTTATCAGCTGTAGGCATAAGTCTTACTGCAAGATTTTTAAGTTCTACTGGATTTATTATATCTGCTTGTGGAACTTTTCTCTTATTCTTTCTAACTTCTTCTGCTCTGGCTGCTTCTACCGCTTTGGCTTCTGCTTCTCTTTTAAGAGCTTCTGCTTTTTCAGCTGCCTTCTTTTTTCTAAGCTGTTCCACTTTGTCAGAAATCTCTTTAATTTCTTCTGGAGTAAGCTCATTATCTAAACCCATTTTATCAGCAAAAGCTTTAACTATCTCTGGGTCTGGTTCTATAACCTTTTCAGTCATAGAAATCTTTGGTTTCTTTTTCTTTGGCTCAAAACCATTAGTATTCACTTCCCAGTTAGAAAAGTCTACTTCTGTTCCCATGCTCATTGTTTCTCTATCATTCATATTTTAATCTCCTAAAATGCTCATTATGTCATCTATACAATCATCTTTTTCTTCAAAACTTAAAGATTGTATAGTAGGTTTCCAGTTATTCTCCCAAGAATTATAGCATGATGTTAAATTATTTTCAAAGAAAAATTTATCAATTTCTTGATAATCCATTTCTGGAGTTGGTTTCTCTAATTCTGCCCTAATAGCTTCTTGATACTTAGCTGGGTATTTTCTTAAATCAACAATTTTAAGAACCTCGTCAAGAATTTCAAGATTTTCTGGTGTCATTTTCTTTGTCCAAAATTCTTTATCATCCATCATCTTCTGGAAAGTCTTTGGACCAATGCCCTTGAAAGGTTTAATATTATCAGATGTATCTCCAACTATAGCCTTTTCAAGAAGAACATTCTCATTCTTATTGATATAAGTTCTTGTAATAGGATTAAACTGGCTTACACCTTCAAAATAATTCATAATTTGTGAAAGGTCTTTATCATTAGAAACAATTTCTACTTGTTCATTTTTTTCAGTATAATATTTGCAAGCTGCATAAATACAATCATCGCCTTCGCAATTTTCAACTTCTAGTATTTTTACAGGTAAGCAAGAAAGAAAATCCTTGCACTTGTTAATTGCTGGACTAACCCACTGATAATTAGGGTCGCTTCTATCTCTATTTTCCTTATAAGGCTTCCAGATAGATTTTCTCCAAGCCGTAGAATGTTTACCTTCAAAGCACAATACAACATCTTTGTAAGTTGTTAAATAAGGCATAATCTTGTTAAGAAACATGTGATATAATAACCCAAGTTCCTCTTCTTTGATTAAATAATCTTTGCCATACTTATCAATAAGATTTTTCTTAAATCTTGCATAAGTAATAAAAAAGATGTTAGATGTGTCTATTACACAAACCATAGTTCCTCCTATTAATTGTTCTTTGAAAGATTAGCCTTTCGAAAATCAAGCCATATATCTTCCTCATTTTCCATTTTTTCCAATAATTGTCTTTTGAAGTCTTCCCAATCTTTTGCAAAGATTTTAAAAACTTTTGTTTTTTGAATAGTAACGGTATATCCACCGTTTGTTTTCTTGATGTCCATCAAAACACCTTTAGGATTAATGAACATATCCAAGTCGTAATCAAACTCAAAATCTCCTATCATTTCTATCATAGCTCCATTCTCCTTGAAATCTATTAGGTTTAAACTGCTCGTTGCATTCCCAGTGAACGCAATTTTTATTATTTAGTTCAGCGTCTTGAATGACTTTCATAAAAATATGATATACAGTCCACGCACTTTTGACAATATCACTTGTCTTGTCTTTGTAGCTAATAGCGTATCTCTTAATCTTGAAAGCGTTTTCTTCTGTGGTAGAACTGAAAGTCGCCCACATTTTGGATGTTATATTTTTCATTACGCTCAATGGAATTTCACTTTTACAACGATTTTCTGTTAAAATCCAATAAGCTATCCAAGCACTTCTTTCAGAAGAAATTTCTTTATCTTCAATCTTAAAACTCATAGTTTTCTCCAATTTTCTTAAAAAAAAGAATTTCTTTCTTACCTTTCATAGGTTGCATTCCAATATTCTCCTTATTTAATTCGCTTAGAAAATATTCTTTATTTCTTTCTAACAAATTAATAATCTTAAATCTTTGAGTTCTATCTCCTTCTCCAACTGGTATCGAAACTAAAAACCAATCGAACGGTAAAGAAACAGAACCCATACTGTTTACAAGTTCTACAAGCTGTATAATTTTTTTACATAAAACTTTTTTTATTAACACACGCTCCCCTCAAAACGGTATACTATTATCCTCCGTATTTGTATCATAGTAATCGTCTTTTAAAATATCTTTTATTTTATTTAGCAACAGCACACCATCTTCACAGGGTAGCGAAAATATACGTTGCCGTTGTCCTTCAAAATCATATATATTGTCCAAGTTATTGTTTACACAAAACATAATAAATTTGCTTGAAAAAGCAAATAATATCATGCTAAACGGCAAACTGTTTCTTTTCGCTATATACTGATTGTAAGGTTCTTTAAGCCAACTTTCAACTGTTCCACCATAGTCTTTAATACTAAGAACAGCTAATTTTAATTCTTTAGCTATCTTAATAGATTCTTTAACATCTTTAGTAAGACCAGGCAAATAGTCCAAATACAGTTTCCAAATATAATCAAGAGGAAATTGAGGTGGAACTCTAAACTTATCTATTAAAATTGCTTTAACAAAGAGTTCAGGGTCATAATGTTCTCTTAAAGCAAACTTTTGCACAGTTTCAATAAAATATTTTTTGAACATAAAAAATAATTTATCATTAAGTTTTTTCTTATCTTTATCTGTAAGACTTTTAACATCTATTTTTTTTACATGCTCATAATAATATGGATAATAATACTCACATAATTTTCTTGCGTCAGAATAGTTTTTCTTATCTATATCCATAAATACTCCTTTTCATCTTTGTATATTAAGTATACCATATAAAAAAATGAAAGTCAATAAAAAACTCCTTGCTTTTTGCAAGGAGTTTCACAATCAAGCCGAGCCACCTACTTGAGCCGTTTGCCCAGTTTCTTGAGTTTGAGCTTGACTTGTGACCTGCGAAACTTGAGCCGTAGATTGCTTAGCAGCATTAGCAGCTGCTTCTTTCTGTTTCTTCATTACTTCTTGAAGTTTCTTTTGAGTTAAGCTCTGTTGCTTAAATCCATCTAAAACAGCTTTCATCTTCAACTGTAATTCCTTGCTTAAAGCAGGATAAACCTCTTTTTCTAAGAAGTCAATATTATTTTGAGATGTTCTCTCATCTGGAGTCGCCATATTTAATGCTTGTTCGTAATCCATTTATTCCTCATTATTATCATCCATAAGGTTCTTTTCGTCTTCTGCATTAGCCTTCTGTTTCTTAGCTCTCTTTTTAGGTGTTTTAACAGAAGCTTTAGGAGCTACTGGTGCTGCGGCAGAAGTTGGAACTGGCTGGGCAGGTGCAGGCTTAGCTACTTCTGGCTGTGCTTCTGCTTGAGATTTCTTCTGATACAGATTTGCTAACTGCTGTAATACTTTAGCCATTTCAGCAGAAACGGCAGAAGCTTGCTTACTATCTTCAACGAAAATTTTCTGACAAATGTCATTAAGTGTCTGTGCTTTCATATAAATTAACTTTGCACTAAAAGTTAAAAGAAGAGGGGAATAAAAGTGTTTAAATATAATGAACTATCAGACTTAAAAAATGGAGAATTGGTAATACCTATTAAAAGAGAAGGAACTAAGGTATTATGTATAAATCAAAAAGGAGAAGAAGCTTATTATAGTTTTAAAGATTTTGATGTTGATAAAAGAATAGAAGATAGAAACAAAGAAGATGATAGTAGTGAAGAAACTGTAATAATAGATGATAGTAGCGAGGAAGAAGAAAATACTTCTTACGAATCAGTGCAGAAAGAAACAATCTACAAAGACGCTAATTATATGAACATTACGATTTCAAGCTATTCTACTTATAACATAACTTTAGTTAATGGAATTATAATTCCAGCAGCAAAAAAAATAACTATAGACTTGTTTGAAAAAGAACCAAGCTATAAACAGCTTGTTAATTTAGCAGACAAAATGATTGTGGAGTATGAAATTAATAACATAGAGCAGAAAGACTACATTATTCCAGCTAAGGTAAATACTATTAAAGAAGATAGCCATTATGCTACTAATGAAGAAAAAATTTCAATACTTAAATCTATAGGATATAGTTATAAAGACTTAAATAAAATAGATATTTGGTCAGAAGAAATATGACAAAAAAGCCCTACATATTAGTAGAGCTTAAATTATCACAAAGAAATAAACAAGGAAGACGCTACCCTTTTAAAGTGGCAGTAGATGACTTGCTTCTAATTTCTGGTATTCTTATCATAAAGTTCTGTATTACATTTGGGTCTTTAACCCACTTCTTACTACCAAACATTATATCTCCAGCTTCGTTAACATATAAATCTAGTAAATAGAAGTCTTCACAGAAAAAGTTTTTCTTACAATATTGCCAATAACTTGCAAAAATTGGAACTCTTGCTTTTTCTCCTCTCTTATCTTCTATCTCCATAAACAGCATTTCGTTATTATTCTTATCAGTATGATACCTATAAGAATTAACATGACAGAATACACGTTGTCTAGGCAAATTCTTTTCTCTTAATTCAGTAAAATCTCTTAAACAATAGCCTTTATCATATAAGAGTTGTATTTTCTCTCTATATTTATCAAATATGTTATGAAAGAATAATCCACCCAAATATGATTTTTCATCTTCCATTAATTCTTCAATGGTAGTATCTCTTTTCTCGATTTCGTTTTCGCTTTCTTCCCATTTTTCTTGAAGCAATGGTATTGTCTTGGTCTGTTTTTTCTTTTTATAGAAGCTCTCTACCACATCTTCATAATATTTTCTATTAACTTCTCCACCTATAACCTTATCAAACGCTCCTCCATGTAATAACGAACTTACTACTTTTTTATTAACAGTTCTTTCGTTAATGTTTTTAGAAATAAAATCAAATATAGAAGTGTAAGGTCTATTTTTTTCTATAGTAGCTACAGTATCAAAGCCTACGCCATTAATATCATTAAGCCCAAACTCTATGCTTTGACCTACTGGAGTAAAATGAGCTTCTGAAACGTTTACATCTGGAGGTTCTATTTTATATCCTCTGTTAAGAACTTTCTCCATAGAAGTTTTAATAACATCTGTTTTGCTTGCGTCATAAGACAAAGAAGAACTATAGTAATAGTTCCTAAAATACTTGCAGAGGTATACACTTTCCATAGATATGTAAGAATATCCATAAGCATGAGATTTATTAAATGAATAAGCTGAAAGTTTTACAATATCATCAAGAATTGTTTTAACCTGCTCTTTGCTAATTCCTTTTTCAAGGCAACCCTTTTCAAAAGCTGGCACATGCACATTATTCCACTCATCCAAATCCGATTGTTTTTTATTTGCTTTACCAAGCTTTTTTAACAAAGCTCGAATACAATTATGAACAAGAATCCCACCAGCAAAGAAATTATGATTATCTTTTACTTCTATATCATAAACTTTTTCTGGCTTGTCCAAAACTGTTATTTTCTTTATTCTCAATTTCAAACTCCTTTATTTAGCGTAGATTCCTACTAGGTTTTTCCCATTAAAAATTAAATACAACTCTCCAAGCCAAGAAGAATAAACTTTTGCTTCTCCATATTTAGTTTGGGTAGTTTTCTTATAAGCAAAATTATTTTTATCTAAACTTTCGAGTATTTGGTCTGTATATTCTTCTTCCACTGGCGAATACTTTTCTTTTTTTCTCTTAAAAAGAAAAGAGTCTAAGAGCTTATTTACATAGTTCTTCATCTTTACCACCTTTTACTAAACTTTTTTCCAGCATTAATAGTATATCATCTTTATAAGTAATTGTCAATAGATTTATTTCTTTGTATTTAGCGTATTTACGTTTCATCCAATCGTGATGCTTCTGCCTATGAAAATCATGCAATGGCTTATTATAAACATTTCTATAGTGTTGCTCTCCATTATATTCTATTAATAAGTTATAATCTGGTAGATAAAAATCATAAGACAGATAAGTTTTGTCTTTTAAGTCTTTGAACTTTTTTTGTCTTTTAAAAGAAATATTATTTTCACTTAACCATGAAGCAATTTCTTTTTCTCCTTTACTCTCATTGCATTTTGGACAGCCATGCCCTAGCAAATGAACGTTTGGCGTTTGCTTAAATACTCCATGTATTGGACAAATTATTTTAATCTTAGTTTTGCTATTTACATATTCTACAAGAGAATAGTCATATTTGCCATGAATTTTATTGGCTTCTTTAACAAACTGTTCAGTATCTTTTCTAAGACTTTGAATCCTCAATTCTTTTACACATTCTGGACATTCTTGCTCTAAATGATTCTTAGGCGTTTGAAAGAACGAACCATGTTTTGGACAGATTATCTCTATCTTTGTTCTACTATTCACATAATGTGCTTTAGAATAATCATAGTTTCTATCTTTTACACTTTCAAAGAATTTTTCTTCTCTTTCTTTCTGTTTGCAAAAAGGACAAGTTCCAGCCACAAAGTGATTATATGGAAAAACTTCAAATACTTTATTACATTTTTTACATCTTATTCTTATTTTCGTAGAAGTATTAATATATTCAGTATTTGAGTAGTCAAACTTATTTCCATATTTTATTTGTATCTCTTTGAGAAAATCTTTATAAGTAATAGACTCTCTATGCTTTTTTATTTTAATCTTTTTTCTTTTATCTATAGAACATTGTCTACAACCTTTTCCACTTAAATGATTTAGCGGAAGTTGTTCAAACTCTCCATGAATTGGGCAAATAATGATTACTTTATCTTTAACCGTTTTGAATATAGTCTTTGAATAATCGTATTTATTTTCATGAACTAATCTAGCTTCTTCTATGAACTGTTTAGTTGTTCTTCTCATAGTCTAAAAGTTCATCTTCTTCTGTTAAGTCTATAGCTTTAACATATCCTCTATTCTTTGTATAAATTAAATGTTCTGGAGTAAGTCTTATCTTCTTGCCATTATCAAGTTCAAGCTCAATAATTTTCTTTTTGCCCTTAGGCATAAACGCAGATACTTCTTTTTCTTCTACTTTGTTTATATCAAAATTATAAGAATAAACTTTATCTCCTTCTTTTAAGTCTTTAATAAACTTCTTGCCGTTTGGCGTCTCTATTTCTGTTTCACCTACAAAGCAGTTTGTTTCTTTTGGAGAATATCCAGCCATTTTTGCAAAAGCATTCATTATCTGCTCTTGATAAACAATAATTCCCCTACTATCACCAAGAATAGAATCTAGCTGTTCTGGATATTTCTTTGTTCCTTTTGTTTTAGCTTTAACAAAATCTGGAAACTGACTTGAAGCTCCAGGTCTTGAGGTCGCATTAATTACACAAACATCTTCAAAAGTTTCTGGCTTTGCTTCTTTAATCTGCTTTGAAGCCAAATCGCCAGAAAATTCAAAAACACCATATTGAGATTCTGCCAATTCTTTGTATAAAAGATTATCTTTTAAATCCATTCCATAATTCAAAAATTTACGGAAATCTTCCTTCGAAACTCTACCTAAAACCTTCATATCAAACTCCTTAAATAATTTTACAAAATTGACAAATAAAAGTCAAGGCTTAGTAGAAAACCACTACTAAGCCTTGAAATAACTTATTTTAGATATTTAGATATATTACCTAAAGGTAGTATATCCCATAATCCATATTTTGTCAAATCATCTTTTTTTATTTCTTTCTTCTGATGTTGGGCGTCTTTAAGCCATTTTGGTGCTATATTTTTTAAACTCCAAAATCTCTTAAAATCTTCATCTCTTAAAGATTTAAACGTGTAGCATCTCTTAGGAATTCTAAAAGATACAACCCACTCTCCATAATTTTTAAAGGACATTCCTTCTTCAAAATTATCCTCTAAATGTTTTAACAATTCTTCTCTTGTGAATCCTAAAATCTTTCCCCAACGGAAAGGTCCATTCTTTCTTATTGTATAAGAAATAGATTGTCTTATGTTCCTGTCCAAACTTCCTTTCTTCTTGCCCATTCTGTATCACCTCTTTAATTCTTTTGCTTTATACAATACAAGCTGCGAGTGATATAAACTGCTATCTATTCTTAATCTAATTTTGTTAGTATAACTATTGTAGTTAATCTTGTAATTTGGTAATGGTATTTTACCAAATATCATTTCTGTTAATTCTTTGTTGTCTTTAAGGAATTTATAAAAATATTGCTCTACAATAGAACCAACTGTAGCTGCATTGCAATAAGCACTTACAGCTTTTGGAAGCTTGTTAATAGAAACGCTCTTTTCTGTTTCTTTTTCACCTTTAACTATAACATGTCTGTCTTCCAGCCATTTCTCAACATCAAAACTATATTCGGCAGTTTTTTTATTAAACTTCGATAAAACGAAAAACTTTTCATTATACTTTTCCAAGTCTTTCTTTAGCTGAGCTTCCTTATCACTACCTTTTATAATTTCAAAATTTAAAATCAAGTTTTTATTTTTTAAACTGCTTTTAGTGTATTTTATCTCTGTCATAAAATTAACTTCAAATCAGTAGACCAATAAGGTATAGTTATAAGCTTATAGCCATGTTCAATGGCGTATTTCCGCTTTAGCCAGTCGTGGTGTTTTTGCAGTAAAAACGCTTTTCTGCCACCAAAGAAGTCTATTTGCTTGTAATGTTGTTGCCCTTGACATTCTATTAAGATTTTAAGTTCTGGAAGATAAAAATCATAAGACAATCTTTTCTTATCTTTCAAACCATCAAATTTCTTTTGTTCTTCAAATTGAATATTGTTAGAGGTTAAATAATCTCTTACTTCTTTTTCTCTTTTAGAAGTTAATATACATTTTGGGCAATCTTGTTTTGCTGTAAAGAAATTACTTGGTAGCATCCAAAAGCTCCCATGAATTGGACAAACTATTTCTATCTTAGAATGTGAACCTTTGTATTTAATTAATGAACAATCATATTTTTCTCTTTTTTTACATCTTTCGATTATTTCTTTTTCGTCAATTCTTTTTAAATTATTTACTTTCTTATGAGAACAATAACTACAACCACCGTTCTTAGTTAAATGAGTTCTTGGAAAAGTTAAAAATGTATTTCCGCATACATTACATTTTATTTCTACTTTGGTAGTGTAATTTATATATTTTGTATTAGAATAATCAAATCTATCTTTCCACTTTTCTTTTGCTTCTTTGATAAATTGTTCGTTTGTCTTTGTAGAGGATTTTCTCCTTTTCTCTTTTATGCAGAGTGGGCATTCTTTTAAAGCCCTTGGCAAGGTAAAATATTCTATATTATGTCTTAAACATTTTATACATACTTTTGTGTTATTATTTACATATATTGTTTTTGAAAAATTAAAATTATTTCCTAGTTTTTCTTTTGCTTCTTTGATAAATTGTTCGTTTGACTTCTTCTCCATATAAAAAAATAAGATAGCCTTAAAAGGCTATCTTATCCTCCTCTTTATTTAATTAATTTTTTTCTTTGATTACACACTGAATGTTGGATGCCTTACAAACTATGTAAATTGTTCCTTCATCATCATAGAAAGAATGGGCATCATAATCATTAATGATTACTGAATCTCCAAGAGAGAAGCCATACTTAGCAAGGTCTACTTCTGGACCAATAGACCAAATAACTGGTGGCTTAACTCTAATCTTGCCATTCTTTGAATTAATCCTCTGACCAGACTGATTCTCCTTAATTGCAGCAGAAGAACCATCAAGAATCAAACCTGTTTCTGTCTTTACTTCCTTTTCTTCTGTAGCTACTTCTGCTTTTAGAACTACATACTCACCAGTTGCTCTTACTTCTTCATATACCATAATACTATATCTCCCTATATTTTTTATACTAAAAATTTCCAGTTCAAGATAACTGGAAATTTATCTTCTCTAAATACATAGCCTTCTCTAACAAGGGTTTCTTTGATTTTTAGGCTAATTTTCCGTAAATCTTCATCAGTTTCTATGTTTCCACTCAAATTAAGAACAGACCCTAGAAAGTGATTGTTTGAATCTTCATCTTCTATCACATAAGCTATGTAATAAGAGTGCGTATCCATAGTTTAGACTCCTATAAATGAAATTTAATAAAATCACATAGATTAATGATTTTATACCTAAGAATAAAATTATTATAACGCTTAGAATTTTCTTAGTCAATTTCATTTTAAGCTTTTGAAGAAATTGAATTTTTCTATGTCAAAGCTTATATTGTCTAACTGATAACATATCACAATTTGAGTAAATATACATAGTAAATAATTTTGTGTGTATATACACCACACAAAACAAAAAAAATTCTACACTTAAAAGCAAAATTCCTAACAATATTTTAAGCATTTACTTCCTCCTCTAACGACCAATAATCGAGTATTCTATAATATCTCTTTACTGGCGAATACTTTGAGCCTTTAGCAAATCCATACATCCTTTCTGGATATATGCCATTTCTCAAAGCATTTCTTCCACTTCTACCTAAATCTTTAAACTTAGTTATTCCAATATTGTAAGCTATATAGCTATCTCTTAAAGCCTTTTCTGGTGTAGATGTAGTAATTCCGTATTCTTCAAATGTAGAATAGTGATTTAATATTCTATCATAATACCAGAATCCAACCTTTAGATTTATATCTGGGTCTAACATATCATCAAAAGTATATTTTTCTTTTGAATAATTGTTATACTCCGCCAAGCAATCTTTAGTTATCTGTGTAAGTCCCCTTGCTAAACTATTTGTCGCGTCTTTCTTAAAATCACTTTCAACATTTACAATAATTAGTCCGTCTTTCAAAGAAAGGTTGTAATAATCACACCAATACTTTATTTTTGTTAAAATATACTTAGCGTCTTTAAGCTTAAAATCTTTATCGCCAAGTTCTTGTCTTATTTCATAAATCTTGTTTAATATTTCCCAACAAAGTTCTCCACAACATTCAGAGCAAACTTCTTGCGGGGCAATTTCAAATTCTATTTTTTCTTCAACAACTTGTTCACAAGATTTACTTAAAAATATAGACGTAAACGCTGTTATCCCTACAAAAACAACAGCGTAAAACAAAATAATTAATTTCTCTTTCATACTTTTTGCAATATTAAATTGTTACCAAAATTATATAATTTTGGTAACAAACTATTTTATTCCTCTTCTATACCAGCTTCTTCCATCATGTCTTGGAGAGAAATTCCTTCTTCCTCTTCTTCGTCGCCATCATCAACATCGTCAATGTCTGCAAGGGCAAGAGCTTTTCTTTTCCTCTCTGCTTCAATTTCTTCCATAATTGATTGAAGTTGTGGCAAATTCTTGTCTTTATTTACTCCAAACAAATCATAAAATACTTTTGTAGAATCCTTTTTATAAAAAGGCTTTGTTTCAAAACATTCTGGAAGGACATACCTTGTTCCTTCTTTTTTAGCTACTCCGTAGTCTATAAGAAGTTGCAATAAGCCAGAGAATCTTGTAAATCCATAGGTTTGGTCAATTTTTAACCAAGCAACCTTTCCTAAAGTTCCAAATCTTGATTTCTTAATTCTTGCTCTAACAGTAGACTGTGTGCTGCCAATAGCTGTTTTTCTACTTTCCTTTTCTTTTCTCTTAGAATCTTCTGCATCTTCTGGATTGTCCTGCAATGCAGAAAGACCAATAAGCAAGCTTGGATTATAGATAACAGACTCTCCACCATTAATAATTCCTTCAACGTTATACTGATTATTAAGGTCTGTATAAGTCTTTAGAGCCAACAAGATTGTTGTATTTGTATTTTTACAAACACTATCAATAGCTCCAAATAAATTATTAAGAAGCTTTTGGGTCTTACCCATATCTTCTCCGCCTAACAATGTAGTTCTTACACTTCTTATGTTAGAAAGAGAATCAATAATAATAAGAACTTTCTCATCACTATGAGAGTATTCCAATGAATATGCAAGCTTCTTCATAACAAGGATTAAGCCCATGTGATAAACATAATCCTTAGTTTCAAGTGCTTTAACTTCACTGTCTTTTACTTCCTCGATTTTACCGTCTTTTTTTGAAATACGATAACTATCAAGTGTCTGAACAGACATATATCTAACTTTAGACAAGTCAGCGTCTATAAAATTAAAAAGAGATGAACCAGTTCCACCACCTTCTGAATCAAAAACAATTACTTTATCGAGTTTAGGGTCTTTGCCAGCAATAGCTGGAAGCATAGATTTACCTACGCCAGACTTTCCATAAAAACCAGTAATCTGCCCCATTGGATAACCATGTTCAAAATTTCTTGAACAAATATAGTTCAGTGCCATATTTCCACTATCAAGCCAACCTACTGGTTCATTACTCTCTTTTGAGAGGTCTTTCATTTCTGTAAATTGTGAATTGATTATATCGTCGATACTTGTTTTATTTGCCATTTGCCCTCCTTAGTTTTTAGTTAATCCTTTATCTTCTTTTTTGCAGCTTCTTTTAGTTCTTCAATAAACTTTTTACTAACAGAAGCTTCGGATATGTAAAAATTATCTTTCTTTCCAAATGCTTTAATAGTATTAAAAATATTATTAAGTATGTTGCATATTATTAATAGAGTCCAACAGAAAAATAAAAAGAAAAGATAAGGATGTTCTCTTGAAAATTCCTTAAATAATTCTACCATAAGTTTTCTCCCTTAGAAAATTATAGAGGACTAAACATTTAGTCCTCTATAAAATATTATTTATTAGAAACTTTCAAGAACACTAAAGATGTCTTCTTCTTTTTGTTGTGTTTCTGCTTCTGGAGTCTGTGCTTGAGCCTGACCATTAAATGCTGGCTTTGAAGCATCATATCCACTTGGCTGCTGTGCTGGAGCTTCCTTAATGGAATATTCTCCGCTACCGCCATTCAAGAAAGCAAGAGCTGGGTCAACAGTAGTCTGTCCACCTACAAAACCAGGTAATTTACCAAATTCAGCTTCAAACTCTTTAAGAGCATTAACCATTTCTTCCGGTGTAGCAAACTCTACATTATTATCATAAGACATTTTGCTAAGCTTTTCTGGAAGCTGTTTAATTGCTTCTTTACAAGTGTTAGGGTCAAGAATAGGAGTGTTGTTTCTTGAGAAAGAACAATCATATTTCACTTCCTTACCATCTTGCTTCTTAATAAGGTAAAGGTCTAATCCAGCAGTAGAAGAAAGGAAGTTTCCGATTTCTCCAATCTGTATCTGATTAGACAACCATTCAAAAATTGTCTTACCAAATTCATAAAATAATGGTGAGTAATCGTCTTTTCCGTTTTCATCTTTCTTACCACGAACAAGAATACGTGTAATATATCGTTCCTTGGCTGAAATTTTTCCAGCTTTTTTATATTCTGGTGCGTCTTTGTTTTTGTTTGCAATTTTATAGAGCTGTATAGTTCTCTGGCAAATTGGACACTGTGTAGGCATGTGTGTTACGCCTTCTTTATCTGTAAGTTTCTGATTAAGACAAAGAAAACGTCTTCCATTAACGTAATGAACTTTCTGATGCTGAAAGAAAACCTTTTCACCGAAAGTTTTCTTCATAGGTGCGATGAATCTAATAGTGTGCTGTCCAAGCTCCTTTGGTTTCCAGAAAAGAGGATTTCCGTTTCCACCATTAGCTGCTTCATTCTGCATCTTCACCATTTCTGCTTTCATAGCAGACAAATCATCCATTGTAAAATCTTCCATAAATATTCTCCTCGCTATTAATGCTTAGTGCCAAAAAAATGCTCAACGAGCTTATACGGCTTAGTGCTTAATGCGTTTTATGCTAAAATTATATGACAAACAAAAATAAAAGTCAATTAGATTTTTATCAAATCTAATCTTTGTAAATTAACTTGTCTTTTCTCTTTTAAAAGAATTGTTAAGCAACTTACATGAACATTATAAATCTTTTTTAAAAATTTTGTTAATATGCAAATTAGTGTCTGGAATTCAAAAAGCCGAAAAACGATTTTCTTCCTATTTAAATAGGCGTGTGTATGCGTATGCGTAAATAATGTATTTAAGAGAAAAAGTCAAATTAAATTATAGAGGAATTAAAGAATGAAAGATAGCGAATTATTTTATTATTTGAAACACAAGAAAGACTGGAAAAAAATAGAAAATCTTTCTCATGAAGTAAATTATTTTATTTCTGCAAGCGACAAAACTGTAAGTCTATATTTTCAAGAAAGCGATGGAGTTAAAGACTGGAAAGACAATCTAAACTTTTTACCTACTGCTTTGTCATTTAGTCCATCAAAACTTTATAGAACTTCTAAGAATCCTTTAATTGTCCATAGAGGATTTAAAAAAGAGTATCGCTCTGCCAACGACCAAATTATGGAAGAATTAATTTCTAAAATTAAAGAAATTGAAGCTATAAACGTTATTATAGGCGGTTGGAGTAATGGTGCAGCTATGGCTGTTTTGGCTTGTGAAGATTTATTCTTTAGAACTGGAATTAAACCTACTCTTATCTCTTTTGGTTGTCCTAAAGTTTGTTTCAACAAAAAGACTGCAAAATATATAAAGTCTTGTTGTAGTGAAATAAGGGAATATTGCAATAACAACGATATAGTTACCAAAGTTCCTTTTATTGGTAGACATTTAAATGCTATCAAAGTTGGAGACAAATTTAATCTCAAAAAGATTTTTGACCCATGGAAATATCATACCACTTACGATACTGTATTAGGTTCTATGGGACTTTAATTTGAAGTAGACACTTTTGGGTGTCTGCAAACACTAAACTGACTGCTATAAGTAATAGAATAGTTTTAGAGAGTTTTCCAAACTCTCTAAAAAAAATTTAGCTAAAAGAATTTGAACTAGTCAGTTTTGTTCCTCTAATTGGACAGAAGTGTCTAGTATAAGTAATAGAATAGTAACTAAAAAAATCTAAGAATTTTTTCTTAGATTTTAAATTAATTAATTAAGTATTGCTTCGCAATAGCGAGAACGAAGTTCTCGCTAAGAGGATGAATTTAATCTGGTAGTATTTATTTAAAAGAACTTTCAGTGGGGTAAGTAAATTAACAAGCTTACTTTTTTAAATAAAAATATTTTTAAATTATTATGTGAATTAAATAGGAAGGTATATATCGAACTTGTTAATCTACAAAATTAACTTAATGTTTTCTCTTGCAATTTATTAAGTGTATAGTCGCTCAATGTATGATTAGATTTACTAAACATTGTAAAATCATTTACACTTTTTATATTCTCATCTTTTTCAAGCATTGCTTTAAGTGAATAAATATTTTCCCCATCAAGAAAGTGGGATTTTTCATATTCTTTCTTTACTCTCTTAAAGCCTCTCCAAGTAAAAGCATATTTTGTGTTATATTCCTTCAAAAACAATTTGAATAAAATTCCAGTAGCAGTTTGCTCATTTGTTTTTTGCAAAGGTTTATAAGAATTTTCTATTTTCTTTTTTATAGAGTGTTTAATTTTTCTTATAGTCTTTTCAAAATCTTTTTTATTGTTAAAAATCTTTTTTAAACGTTTGAATAGTTCACAACTAAAATCTTCTACATTTTCTTTCTTAATAGAAAGCCAGAAATTTTCTTTTGCTTTTAAAATTTCTTCACAAGTTTCCTCCAGATTTGTTTTGTCTTCGTCTAAGTTTATTTTAGATGTTAAATATCCAATTCCAACTGGTGAGAAGAAAGATTTTAGTTCTTCTTTAGAAAACATTTTGCTTTGTTTAGCTTCCTCAATTATGTTATAAATATCTACCTTCATACTATTATCTTGACTTTTTTAAATGCAAACATATAATGTGAATATAAATTCTACTTCTTCTTTCTTTTGATTTTGTAGAGGCTATTTATTATAAAAGAAGGTATAAATTTATCGTCATACTTTCTTCTCATAAGATTATTATTTAGCACGCCCAGAAACCCAGAAGCAATCTCGTGAGCTTTTTCAAAAATATAACCTTCTTTAAGAAGAATCTTTTGAACTATAAATGTTAGTTTTCTTACTTCTAAGATTCTAAAAGTAGATTTATTCAAAATAACTACACATCTTGAAAAGACATAATCATCCTTTAAGTCTTTGATTGGTGGATAAGCTATCTGGTCAATTTCATTTTTTAGTATCAAAAGTTTGATTTGGTCTTTGAACTCCTCAAGAGCAATCCAATAAGCTTTTGCTCTTCTTATATGTAAGTTTACTAATCCTATACAGATTATTGGCAATGAGATTAGCAAGCTTACATATAAGTTTGTTTCTCTAAAATCTATATAATAAGAACAAACTACAGCAAACAACATAAGTAGTAAATCTATAGTTTGCCAGAATTTGTATTTAGGTCCATATTTGACCCTAGAAAATTGATAATTATCTTTTTTTTGGAATAATAAATAAGGGCAATACCTTCCAGTAAATTGATAAATCTTTAATAAGACCAAGCATGTTAAACATAATGTAAATACTATATGCTTAATTATTCTATATTCTGCAACTGTAAAATAATAAAAATACAAAGAAAGCAAACATTCAATTACTAACACAAAGAGCAATGCTTCCATTAAAGTTCTTTTTTTGCTATTCAATAATCTATTTTCAGTTATTGCTAAAAATCCTCTAGCAAAAATAGTAAAGACAACTAATGTAGAGTATGAAGCATTAAACATTTGGTAAAAATCAAAAAAGCTACAAACATAGCCTATTATAGACAAAGCAATTATTGACAAAATTGTAATAAGTTCAATCATCAAAACACCCCTTTAAAACTTTCTTATTATAAAAAACTATCTTCAATAAAAATATTAATTGAAGAATCTTAAAAAAGTTTTTAAGTAAAAGTAATATTGTGTATTCTTTTACAAAAAAGTTTTCCATAAAGAAAATTATAAAAAATATCATTTCGCAGAAAGAAGAAACTAGCCAAAAAACCATAATTGCTTTATTTCCAATTTTAGGTAAAATTAAAAGCTGGTAAATCAAAAATACTCCCAAAGCTAAAGCTGGTATTATTTCATACAATCTTATATAACATAGTGTGTTTGTATATAAAGGTATACATATACATTGTAAAAGAAACTCTATAGAAGTTGTTAAATAAAAAGTATTTTTTACAAAAAAATGATTTTTGGTGTTTCTTCTTACTACTGTTAAATTATTTTTATATGGCAAGCCTTTAGCTATTTTGTAAAAATATATTTGCAAATAAATTAAAGCTGCTATAAATAAAATGCTCTTTACAGAAAGTAAAAATCCATAAGCATCTCCAAACAAAGAATAGTAAGTATTTAAAAAAGTAGATGCTATAAAAAATATAATGCTAAAAAGCAAACATATTCCAGCTGCGGTAAAGCTTTTATCTTTTTTATTAATCAAAATATTTATAAAGAAGTAAACGAACAGCAAACATTCAAAAGCAAGATAAAAGTTTAACATTTTATTCACCTCCTATTATATCGTTTGGCGGCATAGTGTTATCCCATGCGTCTGGTATATTGCTAGGCAAATTTTTTTCGTTAGAATATATATTTAGCAATGATTGCTTTATCTTAGAATTAAATTCTTCCTCAGATTTCTGCAATTCTATTTCTGCTTCTACTGCTAAATCGCAACCTTTTTCCAAAGAAGCGTAAGCCATGTCCTTTATCGTTCCTTTTTCTTTTTCCAAAGATTTTATAACAATGTTAAAATTTTCATCTTTAACATCGCCATAGCTTAATAGCTTGCGAATTATATTATCGCCCAAACTATCTATTCTTGCTTCATTTTCTTCTTTGATTTTAGCTTTGTCTTTTTGAGAAAGCTTATCTTCTTTAAATATACTTCTTAAAGTAGCATATACAGTTGTATCAAAAGCATCCTCCAATAATGTTTCTATATATTTGATAGACGCTTGTTTATCTTTAATTTTGTCGTTTAACAGAATCCTATTTTTAATACCTTCAAAGTGGCTTTTTGCTTCTCTCATTTGAGTATCAAAAAGCTCTTGTCGTTTTATAGATTTATCATATCCATGACTTACAGATAGTGAAATAACATTTGATAGTGTTCTTATATACATTTCACTTGTTCTGCTTATGTCAAGTTGCTCATTTTGCTTATTTGGACTAGTTATTTCTACCCCTCTTATTTTTATATTTCTTGTTTTAAAAACATAAAGGATAACTCCAATGATAGTAAAGAATACAACCGCTGTTCCTATTGGATGTTTGTCTATCAAGGAAATCAATTCTGCCATTCTTTTCTCCTAGTGTTTATATTAAAAAATATGGTCCATGCTATTGTTTGGGCTTGGGCTATTTGGATTTGGTTCATGGTCATAATTGTGATTATCTTCATGGTTTTCGTCGTCACAATGTTCTTCGCCATCTTTCTTTGGCATATCAAAATATTTTCTATCATCTATAATGATACAAGGCTGATTATCTTGAGGTTGTTTAAATGTTTTATCTGTATATTTCTTTATTGCTTTAATAGGTTCTTCTTCTGTTGTAGGTCTTCCGCCTAAGAAATAATCTTGATATTTATCAAAATCTTTTGTCTTATAAGTATTGACGCTACCAGTTAACACCGTTACATGATTTAAACTATCCACTGTGAATTTAGTTCCAGTAGCGTAAGCAGTAAAACTTTCAGAATCTACTGCCAGCTGATTCTTTTCTTCGTGAGTTTTTGATAATTCAAATGTAGCTCTACCTTTTGTTACTTTAAAACGAGTAGTAGAATTTTTTTTATTTTCTACAGCTTTTAATACCTGCACTCTTGAAAATGAGCCAAGCTCTACAGAAACGTCGTCGAAAAAGAAAATGACTTTGCTATTAAATCCAGTAGTTATCCAGTCTTTCTCTTCCAAAATTGTAGTATTTTTAACAGTAGACCAATCTTTGTTGCTGATTGAAATTTCTACTTTGCCTTTTATATAAGACACTGACCCATTTATTTTTTTTTCTGCTGATGTTGAAAAACAGCATGATAATACAAACAAACAATAAAATATAAATTTTCTCATATAAGCACCTCAAAAAATAGCGAGCGTTTATGCTCGCTATCGAAGAAAAGATTTGACTAAGGCTAAAAAAGCCCTATTTAAAGGAGTTATAGTAATGATACTAACTATCACCACTATAATTATCTACAATGTCATAATATAATTATGCTTTATGGGTAGTTTTTTTAATAATGTTTTTTAATAATCGAAAAGGTCAGGATATGTTTCTATATGATATTCTGGCTTAGGTTGCTTAAATTCAGTCCATGATTTCTTCTTTTTGATTTTTTGTGCATTTCTGTATTTCTTTTTTTTCTTAGGTTTTTTAATTTTAAAAAAGTTCTGTTCTAATAATTGTTCAAGTGTCATACTATTATCTTGACTTTTGACCTTTTTTTAATTTATACTTAAGCAACAAGGAGTTAACATGGCTAAGGTTTTATGTTTCGGTGATTTGCACCTAAAAAAAGATGAGCTAAGGACTATAACAGTAATCAATTTCATTGATGATATTATCAATTATTGTAAAGAAAACGATATTCATTACGCTGTTAATCTTGGAGATTTCTTCGATACTACAGAATGTCAATCTAAGAGTTTTGTTCCCGTTTTTAACAAAATGATAGAACTGGCTGAAACAGTTAAATTATTTTCTATCATAGGTAATCATGAAAAAAAGGATAAAGAAGGAAATTCTACTCTTGTAGAAACTTTTAAAGCTTTTTCTCATTTCGTAAAAGATTACGAAACTATTAATATAGAAGGTGTTGACTGTGATTTTATGTCTTATAATAAAGACCCAGACAAAATACCTAACAAAGGACAAATACTTTTTGGTCATTTAGAAGTTGAAGGTTTCTATTATAATCCTAATAAGAAAGTAGATAGTAAAACTTTTGCAAGTGGAATGTTTGACCAATACAGATTAGTTGTAAGTGGTCATTTGCATCATAAGCAAAATAAAGACAACTTTTTGTTTGTAGGTTCTCCCTATCCAACAAATAAAGGAGAAGGCGGAAAAGAAAACTATTTTGCTGTTGTAGACTTAGATAACTTAACTTATGATTTGATACCTTATAATAAAGGTCCGGATTTTTTGGAAATTAAAATCGAAGATTTTAATTCCAATTTTGACTATAAAAACAAAATAGTGTATGTTAATATAACTAACAAGGTAGAAAATTTTGTTAAGCTTAGAGATATACTTATAGAAAAAGGTGCTTTAGAAGTTAATCCTATATTTAATAAACCTACAGAAGTGATAGATGAAAATACTAATATAGATGTTAATGAAGGCATTATAAGTTCTGCTGTAAAATATTTAAGTCAGACAGAAGAAACAGATTTAGATAAAAACACACTCTTGGAATACTTTAAGAATATTGTATCGAAGATAGGAGAAAAAGTATGAAAATTAAAGAAATCACAATTAAGAACTTCTTTAGATATGGTCCAAACGAACAGACTCTAAAACTAGGCAATGCCAATATAACTGGTATTTTAGGGAATAATGGAAATGGTAAAACTACATTAATTGTTGACTCTCTTTCTTTTGCTTTATATGGAAAATATAGAACTCCTACAGCAGATGAAGTTGTAAATTATTACATAGGTAAGGATTGTAAAGTAGGTGTAGAATTTACAATAGATAATGATGTATATAAGGTTATTAGATATAGAAAACATTCTACTCATGGAAATTCTGTTTATCTCTTTAAAAATGATGTAGATATAAGTGGACACACAATCCCAGAAACTAATAACAAGATTCAAGATGTTATTAAAATTCCTTATATAGGATTTACTAATTCAAGCGTTTTTAGTTCGGAATTGTATTCTGCTTTTCTCTCTAAATCTTTAACTGAAAGAGTTGTTGTTTTTGAGAACATTCTTTCTCTAAAAGAAATAAATCTTATTTACACTACTATTGGAAAAATTATTAAAGAAGTTGAATCTTCAAAAATAGATGTAGATAAAGAGAAAACTAATATAGAAGCTGAAATCGCTGCAATTAATTCAGCTTCTAATAACTATCTTATTTCAGCAAAGCAAAAACTCTTGGAGATGAAGCAAAACAAAGAGAATGCTTTATCAAAAATAAAAGAAATAGACGAAAGGCTTAAAGAGCTTAAACTTATAAACATAGATGAAGAAAAGAAGAAGATTAATAATCTACCTTTGAAAAATGAATATCTATCAAGAATTAAACAAATAGAAAAAGAGGAAGAAAATCTTGTAGAAATAATACCAAAGGAAGAGGTTGCATTATTAAACAGCTATGCTAATGTAGATTTTGATAAAGAATATCAAAAGGAACAGCTTTATGAAGAAAATCTTGAAACTCTTAAAGCAAGAAAAGATGGAATGGAAGCAAAAAATAAAGAGATACAAGGCTATAAGAAAGACCTTAAATCTTTTGATGATACCATTAATCTTAATCTGGGCAAGTTAGAAGTTTTATCTAATCAAATTTTAAAGCTGAATAGCAATAAGTGTCCTTTCTGTGGTCAAACTGTAAATGCAGATTTTGTTACCGCCGAAAAAGAAAAAGCAGAAAATGAAATAAATAACATAAAGCAAGAAAACGAAGAATTAGAGAAAGCCGCAAATGATACAAAAGTTAAACTTGAAGAAGCAAAGAATGATTATGAATGGCTTTTATCTAACTCTAAACAAATAGAAGAAAAGCTTGATAAGAACTTCCTTAGAAATGCTTTAATAATAAGAGAAAAATTTATCAATGCTCAAAAACATGTAAACGAAATTAACGAGCTTAATGTTAAGAATGCCCAAAAAAGAGAAGAATATAAGCTTCTTAAAGAAGAACTTACTGATAAACTTTCTAAACTTGAAATTTCTATTTATACAGAAAACGAAATTAAATCTATATCAAGTAAGATAGAGGTTCTAAACAATAAAAAAATAGAATATGAAAAAGAGATTTCAAGTATTGAAGCATCTAAAAAAAGTGTATTTAATGCTTCCTATGTGGAAGGTCTAAAGAAGCAGATTGCTGATAAGAGTGTTGAACTTGATAAGATTAATGTTAAGTTTGAACAGTGTAATAAAGACCTTAAATATTACAATTATTTGTATACAAAGTTTTCTAATAAATCTTCTGGATTTAAAAAATACTTTATAGGTCAAATGATTGATTTATTTAATACAAAAGTTAAACAATATTTGCCATTTTTCTTTACAACAGAAAATGTATCAATAGAGTTTGACAAAAACTTAGATTGTAAAATTACTATGGATGAAAATAAAGTAGATTTTACAGCCTTCTCACAAGGTCAAAGACAAAAAGCAGAATTAGCTATAAACTTTGCTTTGTTTGATGTTGCAAGAATTTACTTCTCTAATGATAATGACTTGCTTGTATTAGATGAAATGGATAAAGGCTTGGATTATCAAGGTATAAAAGCTATGGTAAATATCCTTAAAGGTTTCAAAGACCTTAAAATATTTATTGTATCTCATAATCCACTTTTTGAAGATGAATTACAAAATAAGATTACTATTAAAAGAGATGAAAATAATTTTAGTGTAATAAGTAAATAACAGAAAAAGGCTACATATTAATATGTAGCCTTTTTTATTTTTTAACTAAATAACTTTTTCTTAAAAATTTCTATAGAAGATGTTACAGCTGGCTGTTGTCCTGTTCCATTTTGATTTGCTACAGCTTGTTGCTTTGCTTGATTGTTAATTTTTTCTTTATATCCATCTGCTGTATAAAGATAAGCTTCTCCATTTTCTATAACAAGGTAATGATTGTAAAAAGCTTGTGCTAAAGCAATGTTTTGAGGAGTTAATGCTTTAACGCTATCATCAGTAAGTTTTGCTAATTCGTTAATAACATTATTCTGGACAATACTAAGCTTTTTGCCACTTTTATTTAAAGTAAAACCATTATTATTCTTTTTCCAAATACGCTTTGTATTTAAACCTCTAACGAAATCTGTTAAACTTTCAGTTGTTATAGAAGAATTAGAGTTCACAGTCATAGAACTACTAAGAACTTTATAACGATTTAAATAACTTTTTGCTTCTGTCTTTACTTTTAGATTTACTCCATCTTTTTCTTTATACCAGTCTATAAGAACTTTTGCTAATTCTTCATAGTTATTTCCTATTGAAACACCTAAAAGCTTTTTAGAAAGCAAATCTTTAGGAGTAAGGAAACTCGTTATCTTTAATTTTGTAAAATCTATTACGACACTTCCTTTACTATCTCTTGTCAACACAATAGTTGAAGGATAAGGAACATACAACATATCACTCTTTGTTCCAATATATTTAGAAGCCCAATCGCTACTTAAATTTTTAGAAAGTTGTTGAACGCTTGGATTTGTGTCTAACAAATTCCAAATATAATATTGAGCTATTTTTGCTTCTGGAGTAATTGCTTCGTCTGACATTAAAATACTATCAACTACTCTACTTAATTGAGAATATTTATAAGTATTAGCAGATTCCTTATCGTCTTTTATAGCCTTTTTTTTGCTATTATTATAAATAGTTTGAAGGTTGTTTCTTAAAGACATACTATCTATTTTTCCAAGACATTTAGAAACTTGATATGCAGCATTATCAAGCTCTTTAACTATTTGACTCTCAAGCTTGATTCTTTTCTTGTAATTAGAAGTAGATTTCATATTTCCAAACAAATCAAATATTTTGTTTTTTGCTGTTTTAATTATGTCTTCGGCTTCATCAGTAATAGCTTTAAGTTTATCTGTATTACCATCAGCAGATACAAAGTCATAAACCTCTTTAATAACAATATTGTTATTAAAGAAAAGTTTTTTTATAGCGTCTTCTGTTTTAATAGAGAAAAGTCCTTCATCGCTTTTGAGTCTATTTTTTATGGTTTCTATATGCTTATCTTTTATTACTTTGATATAATCTTTAATTTTTTCAAAGAAGCTGTTAACATTCTCTTTGTTAATATCATCTGGAAGTTCAACGGGTAAACCATACAAAGTTTTAGTTTTTGTGTTTAAACTATTACTATTCTTAGGAGAAGAATTATCTTTAGAAGGATTACCACTTTTGAGATTGTTTTTAGAAGGATTGTCACCGCTAGAATCACCTCCAGAAGTAATATTATTAGCAGAAGAGCTATCATTAGAAAGATTTTTGTTTACAAAAGAAACAATATCATTGCTCTTACTTCCATTAAGTTCTTCTTCATTTTTTTTGTGAGTTTTATCATATTGCTTTTTTGTCTCAGCTAAAGTAGCATTAAGAGCTTTTTGTAGTTTTTCAGCTTCGTTTTTAAAGTCTATACTATCTTCTTTGCTAAAGTCAGGAACTCTATAATCAATCGTAGCTGCGATTTTTCTATCATCATTAAAAAAATTTTTGTATTCTTGTTTTTGCAATTCTTTTACAAAAACAATTTCATCTTTTATAGGAGTAAAATAAATATAATTTTTCTCTTGTTTTTCATCAATATTATAAAAACCACTATTTTTTATTTTGCTTAAAGTTTCACTAGAAACGTCTTTTAAATAAAGTTTTACTTTATAATAAGCCATTGTTCCTTCTTTTAAGAGAAGAAATTTTTTACTTGATGAAATAAAACAAAAATATAAATAAAGTAATGGAAAATCAATTCCAAAAGAATTGCTTTCTTTAATTTTTAAAACTTTATTTATAGAATCTAATATTCTCATAAGAGAATATTTATTAAGATTATTTTGAAATCGAATAGCTTCATCAGCTATTGCTAAAACTTGATATGATTTATATTTTTTAACTTCTTTTAAAATAGAGTTTAATTTGCCTAAAAAATCTGCAAAAGCATCTAATTCAAGAGGACTTTTAATTAATTGAGAACTACTTGGTTCGTCTCCTCCTTTGCCAATGTCGTCTTCATTACCATTTGACGACTTATTAACTATTTCATTATTAGGATTATCACCATCATCTTCATCTTCAAAAATTAAATTTTTGTAATCAAATTCTTCAAGTTCTTTTAATCTATCTATATAGTTCATAATATTTAAATTTTACATACCTCCTATTTAACTTATTTTTTGACTTTAAAAAGAGAAAATTGTATAATCTTAAACAAGGAGTAAATATATGATTGAATTAAATTTTAAGCTCTTAGATAAAGATGCAATTTTACCAAGTTTGAAGCATGATAATGATTCGGGACTAGATTTGTATTCTACAAAAGAATACATAATAGAACCTAAGTCTTTTATGGTTATTCCATTAGGAATTGCATGCCAATCGAAGTTTACTAATTTTAATGATAAATTTGATTGGAAAGTAGAGCTTAAAATAGAAGGAACAAGTGGCAATGCTTCTAAATATGGAGTATTCCCTATCGGAGGAATAATTGACGAAGGCTATACTGGAGAGTGGAAAGTTATTCTTTGCAATTTCTCTAATGAGTCTATTACAATAGCTAAAGGTGGAAAAGTAGCACAAGTAATTCCAACTCTTATCCCAAACATTTTTTCTATTAATAAAGTAGATGATTTTGAAATCAAAACAGACAGAGGAGATAGTGGCTTTGGAAGCACTGGAACTGTAAGAGGTTATGATGGAAACTATACTGGAGATTCTGTTGAAAAATGGAAAACTACTTTAAGCAATTCTTCTGACAAGTCAGATAGTGGAACTGTAAGAGGTTAAAAGTGTTTAATACTGTTGCCTATTTTGGAAAAATCGAAGGTGATACAGTAGATGTAGGTGGTGGATATAATTATCTTCCACTTACTGGCGAAAGTCCTTTAGTCTTAGTTAAAGAGAAACCAGATTTCAAAGACGAGTATATATTCGGTTTTGGAGAACTTACAAAAATTAACGATGAATGGACTATTCTTAGTAAGCAAGTTCAGAAAAATGAGAAGCATACTGTAGACAACTTTTTAACTGTTAAAGGATTAATATCTGTAGAGCCTACACAACTAAATAATAATTGGCATTATTTAGAAATAGAAGAACCATTTCCTCCTATTATTTTTAATTCTAAGAGAAATATACAAGCAAAAAAAGGAGATGAGCTTGTATGTATGGGATTTTTGAAAAAGCTGGAAAGCAAGTGGTATGTTTTTTCCAAAATTTTGGAAATAAACTAGGAGTATAGAATTGTATTATTTGTTTTTGAAAAAATCTAAGGATTTGGTTGAGTATAAGAAAGAATTTGATAGGGTCAGAAAGAGCATAGATGAAGGCAAAACACCTGTCTTTAGTGAAATACGGTCAATGAAAACAAACTTCATTGAATCGATTCCATTCAACATGATAAGCGGATTTTTTATCGTCATGGGTTCGATTTTGATTGATAAGGTCAAAATGAATGAATTGATTAAGATAGCTTTTGTAATGGTAGTTAATTCATTCTGCCATCAGTTGGCAAACGTCATTTTCACAACGACAAAACATAAATTGAGAATTAAGCTTTGTAAACGTTTGAAAATTGAACCTAGTGAAAGAAATATTGCAGTAATGGAATCGCTTGAATATCAGAGTGTATAAGGAGCAAGAATATGAGTAATTTATTGCAAGAAACAACAAAACAACTTATGAAATATAACAAAACGTGGGAAGATGTTTTGTGGATTGGTGGTTCTGAATTTACAATCAGTATTGAAGATTTTAAGTTGTTGGCAAATAAAGAGTATGATAGTGGTTATGGTTCTCAAAAAGTTGCTACAGACTTAAAAGTTGTTGGCAAAGATTGGTGGTTGGAAAGGTTTGAATATGACGGTGCAGAAGGGTGGGAATATAAGGAATCTCCTATAAAGCCGTCAGAGCAAAAATCAATACAGAGAGTTATAACTTCTGAAATAGGTTATGAGTCTTTGGCTGAAATGCAATGTTGTTAAAAAAACAGTTAAGAATTAAATGAAAACAAATGAACTAAAAGCATTAGGTTATAAGACAATTAAAGAAATTTGTAATCTAATGCACCGAGACCACGATGTAAATATACCCAAAGAAATATTACAAGGCGGTATAAAGAAAAATGGAATACTCTATCCGCCTTTAACCGTAGAAAAGATTAAAGAGCATTTATTGCTTCCAAAGGCTGAAAAGAGAAGAAGAACTTGTAAAAGGAAATATGGTGTTGAAAACGTTTCTCAAAGCGAAGAAATCAAAAAAAAGAAATCTATCACTATGATTTCAAATTACGGAATTGATAAATCTTTTCTATTGTCTTCTACTAAAGAAACTATTAAGAAAAGATATGGAGTGGATAACATCTCTCAAAACGAAGAAATTAAAAAAAGGAAAATAGAAACTATTGAGAAAAACTATGGAGTCAAATCTTCCTTCCTTCTTAATAGTTATAAAAGCACCATCAAGAATAAATACGGAGTAGAAAATATTTCCCAAAATAAAGATATTAAGCAAAAGAAAGAAAACACTTGCTTTGAAAACTATGGCGTAAAATCTTATCAGCAATCTAATGAAGCTAGAAAAAAAAGAGCATTAAAGTATAAATTTTCTAAAATTTGGTTTGACTCTTCTTGGGAAATGTGTTATTATTCTTATTGCAAGGATTTAGGAATTGAATTTGTCTATCAGCCTACTGACAAACAGTTCTGGTATGTTTCTTCTAATAAAAAGCATAGATATTTTCCAGACTTCAAGGTCTTGGATAGGTATGTTGAAATTAAAGGAGACCAATTCTTTAATAGCAAAGGAGAATTAATAGACCCTTATAGACACGACGATGAAAAAGCGAAAGCGAAATGGGAATGCATTAAAGAGAACAATATTCTTGTATTGAGAGAAATCGATATGCTGCCGTATATAAAAATATTTGAAAAAAAGTATGGCAACAGGTATAATTTTAGAAGGAGAAGAAATAATGGACTTTGAAGAATTAAAGAACAAAACTTTAGAATGGGTTAAAAATAATCCAGACTATAAGCACAGAGCCTACGAAGAATTATCAAAAGCAAAGATAGCTTACGAAAATAATATTAATTTAGTTGATGAAATAGAAGAACTTAATAAGAAAAATGATTTGTCAGATGGCTATATCTTACCAGTAGTATTAGGTCTTAAAGAATTGACAGAACTCAAGCCTATAGAACTTAAACAGACTAAAGTAGGTGGTGGAGGAGGTCTGGATATAGATACTGATGTAAGCACAGCTGGCAAACCTCTTGTAAAAGAATATCTTAAACAAAAGTATGGAAAAGAAAGAGTTATTTCTGTAGGAACATATACTACTATTGGTATGTCTTCTGCTATTAGAGATATATTAAGATATTTGGGTGTTAGTTATAAAGACACTAACGATTTTTGCAAAGGTTTGGATGCTGATTTAAGTTTCGAAGAAAACATGTCTAAATATAGACAAGAAAATCCAGTAAAGTATAATTTTTATATTAAGTATAAAAAATACTTAGACTTTGTTCCTAAAGTATCTAATATGATAAGAAGCTGTTTGCCTTATTACCAGAATGTAGATACTTTAGATGGAAAGAAAGAAATAAGTAAACTTAATCCTAAAGTAGATAAAATAGCTTATGTTAATTCTAAAGGTGAGAAAAGGTTTACAAACAATTATGATGTATATAAGACTGGTCATAAGAAAGTTTATGAAATCACTTTAAGTGATAATACTAAGATAAGAGCAACACTTGACCACAAATTCTTTACTAACAATGGAATTAAAACTCTTGGAGAGATAGACACTAAACACGATAAATTTTTAAAAATGGACTGAAACTTCTTCAAGTTAAAAAAGAAGTGTAGAAGAATGGGTTATAGTGAGATTAGAAAAATTCTTAATTCTAGTAAAGCTAAAAAAGGAGTGTAGAAGAATGGGTTATAGTGAGATTAGAAAAATTCTTAATTCTAGTAAAGCTAAAAAATACTTTGATAAAACTATCAAAGTAGATAATGAAATTACTTATGTAGCTATGAGTATGGGTAGTTTGCTAGAGTTGATTAAAAGAATTACAAGTGGTAAACTAAGAGTGGAAGTAGAAGATGAAGGCGGAGAAGAAGAGGAAATACTTTTAGAAAAAAAGTTTAACGAAATGGAAATCTAAGCAAAATAAGCCTTTAAATATTTTCCATTTAAAGACTTAAATTCAAAAGAAGTTATTTATGGTTATTAAAGATAAAATGTTTACTCAAATTGGAAACTCTGAATATTATGAAGGTGTTTGGTATAAAATTACAAACCCAGAAGCTCTATATAAAGAAAAGCCAAAGGGCAAATATAAAAGAATCCATTCAAAAATATGGGAACTTTTATGAAGGCTGCTGCTATAGCATTTAGCAATCATAACAATGAATCTAATTTAGTTGGACATTATGCAAAAGAACCTTTCAATTCTGTGGTGTTTTATATAGACAGAGAAGAAACTCTTAAAGGAGACAAAGTATGACAATGTGAAATGTTCTTAGATACAAGAAAATGCGGTGCAGATATTGTTGTAGGAGATGCTTCAAAAGAAAAAGTAGTTAACAAAACTATAGAAGATTTGAAAGAATCTGGTGCTATTGTGGATGCTGATATAGAAAGGGAAAAATCGAAAGCCTTACTAACACTTATAAAATGATTAAGAAAAATGTAGAGCTTCTTAATTCATTAATTAATAAAAGCCAAGTAGACTAAAGAAGAATAATATGCTTAGAAAAATTTTGTGCTATTGTATACCATTTTGTATTTCATTACTTAGTTATACACTTGGTAGATATGATACAGAGTTTATAGAAATTGTTTCTACTTTAATAAAAATTATACTTTCTATTTTAAGTTTAGCAGTTATGTTTTATACCATGAAATGGTGGGCAAAAGAGGAAAATCCGTTTAGGAGGCTTTGTGCTGCTGGGCACCGTATAACATTTTTGTGCTTCCTTATTTAGAAGGTATTTTATATGATAAAATTAAATCGCCTATAGACATTATACTTTTTGTTATATGTCTTTTTTATATTTTATTTTTTTGTCTGCTATTGTGCGTATTTATTGAAATCATGGACAAGTAAAGGAGAGCAATATGACGTTTTTGTTTCCAACTAATCTTCTCAGTAACTTTAGTGCTAGTGAAGCATATAGTTTTGCAGATTCGCTTTTTAGTCA